ATGCAGCTTCCGTCCGTGTTGTTGGTCGAGGACGACGCATTTCAGCGCAAGGCCGCCGAGACCTATCTGTCCAGTCATGAGCTGAAGGTGACCGCGGTCGAGAATGGCGCACAGATGCGCCGCCAGGTCGCCCGTGCCATGCCCGACCTGGTCCTATTGGACGTCCAGCTACCGGGGCCAGAAGACGGCTTCGTGCTCGCCCGCTGGCTGCGCGAGACCAGCCCCCGGGTCGGGATCATCATGCTGACGGCGTCCGCCGATCCGGTCGACAAGGTGCTGGGCCTCGAGAGCGGCGCCGATGACTACGTCGCCAAGCCTTACGAGCCGCGAGAACTTCTTGCGCGATGCAAGAGCGTTCTGCGCCGATCGGTGAACAAGGCCACACCGTCACGGCTGGAGCGCATCCGCATGGGCGGGCACATGCTCGACCTGTCCAAGCGCCAGCTCCTGGACGGGGAGAACGGGGACGTGCCCCTGACCTCGGGCGAATTCGACATCCTGAAGACCTTCGCCGAGAACCCCAACCGGCCCCTGTCGCGCGACTGGCTGCTGGAGACGACCAGCCACCGCGCCCGCGACCCGTTCGACCGCGCGATCGACCTCCGGATCACCCGCATCCGCCGCAAGATCGAGCCGGCGCCTGACAAGCCGACCGTCATCCGCACCGTGCGTGGCGTCGGCTATATGTTCGTGCCCCCCGCCGAATAGCCGGGCTATAAGAGCCCGCCCCGGCGCGCCCGGGGCGCGGCCGTGTGCTGGTCGGGGGCCCGTAGTTCAGCGGTTAGAACGAGCCGCTCATAACGGTTATGTCGCAGGTTCGAATCCTGCCGGGCCTACCACCGCCTCATTTTCTCTAATCATTTCAACAACTTACCTCCTCGAAAGTGGCAACCCTCACTTGGGTTTGCCCGTGGTTGTTCTCGTTGTGAGCTTGTGCACCGCGCCTTGCGCCAGCTTTCGGCGGTTGGCCGTTCGTGTGTAGAGCTGAACTTGGGCGAGCGACTTCCAGCCGCCCCAGGCCGCAATCTCGTGATCGGTCCAGCCGGCCTCCGCGCCGCGCGTGGCGCCGGCCTTACGTAGCCCGTGCATGCTTCTGTCAGTCAGCCCGACCGCGACTGTCTGTTTATGAAACCAGTTGCCCAGACTGGCGGCCGAGAAAGCCCTTCCCCGCTTGGTCATCAGGAACACGAGCTGGCCAGCCGGCAAATAATCAAGTTCGGCTTGCAGCTCGGGTAGCACCGGGATCTCGACCACGATTCCGGTCTTCTCCTGCCGGATCTTGAGCACCCCACCCTCAATATGCTGCCGACCCATGCGGGCGAGATCGCCCAGGCGCTGCATGGTGCAAAGGCCCATCTCCATCGCCAGCCGCGAGCGAGTGCCCGAGGGGTGGTGTCGACGAAACGCCGCGATGTCATCATCTGACCAGGGCGGATGGCCCGCCGACCGGATCGGCAACGGCTTCACGCCGATGGTCGGATCATCGCGACGCATCCCAACGTCGATCGCGAATGCCATCAACTGACGCATGCGCTTTAGCCAGTTGTTCGCTGCAGTCGGCGTCGCCGCCTTCTTCGCCAGCATCGCCTTGATGTGCTCCCGTCCCAGCGTCGCGACGCGCTTGTCGCCATGCTCGGCGCGGAACGGCTCGACGATGCTGCGATAAGTCGCCTTGGTACTGTCTTTCAACCCCGCGAACTCAGGGGAGCCATACCAGCGCACCACGAGATCGGAGATTGTTCCGGCCACCACCTTGGCTGCACCGATCTCGATTCGCGGCGCGGTCTTGTCATCCAGCGCCCGGTGATAGGCTTCCATGAACTCCTCGGAGCCAGGCGAGCCAGGCAGAGGGACCCGCTTAAATCCACGGCGCCGGACGTAGCGGCGCATCTTGCCGTGCCTGTCCGGAAACTCATGGATGTAGGGCAAGAGCATTTTGGTCATGCCGCATCCCATTCGTTGCGCTCGCCTTCGCCTGCAGTGAGCCGGTCAAACGCTCGGTCTAGCGCACGACGGTCCCACAACCGCCGGGCATCAACCGCGATCGGCTTCGGCATCCGTCCGTCCCTCACCATATCGTCGAACTTGCCCGCACTGACGCCGACATATTCCGCCGCCGCCTCGCGACAAAGACCGCGCGGCGGGAGGTTGGGAGGAAGGGCGATGTAGCGCGGCATGATCGATCAGGCCACCACCGGCTTGACGACCGGCTCGTTGCCGTCCGGGCGCGGGTTGTAGCCCTCAGCCTCCCTGACTTCGTTGACCGTCAGGATATTGGCATCGATCGCCACCTTGTACGATTGCCACCGTGCCTCGAAGTCGCCGCGTGTCATCGCAGACAGGTCAAGCTCGACATGGTGTGTCGATCGCTCGTCCACGGTGAACACCGACCGCTTCAGCTCGGCCTCGATCTTGCGGCACCACGGCGCGAGACAGAACTGAGCGAACCACAAAGACGCCTGATGGCTGTTCGTGAACGTGTTGTGGCTGTAGTCCTGGACCAACGGCGGCGGCACTTGAAACAGGCGACACAACTCCTCGGTCGTGAACTTGCGGGACGCCAACAGCTCGGCATCTTCAGGGCTGACCGAAATTGGCGAGAAGCTTCCCTCCTGATCCAAGATCAGCGTCCGCGCGGCGTTGCTCGCGCCAGCGAACATCTTTTGCCACTGGTCCCGCAGACGCTCCGCGGTGCCATCGGACAGCTTGCCCTTGATGCTCAACAACCCGCGCGGCGTCGCCTGATTCTGATACATCGCTCCCGCGAACTCCTGAACGCTCAGAGCCGTGTCGATCACCGCCGGAGAGCGGGACAGTCGCGACCGTCCGACCAAGCCGTCATCGGACCTGTCCTTCAGGTGGAACACGTCGCCCTCGATGAGCCGCCGCGGGCGGCCAGTCCCGCCCCAAGCATCGGTAATGCGCGTCACGTCATAGGCGAGCCGCCCGCTCGGCAGCAGCATCACCGACACGTTTTCCCAGGGCACCGGCTCCAGCGCGACCACGGCACCCGCACCATCTCGCACGATCTCGGACAGGGCGTTCCCGCGAAGTAGAACTTGTGCCGCGGTCCACTCCGTCCAATCGGTCCACGCCTGGTGCGTGTTCGGCCCTTCATCGATCAGGCGGGCCAGCGGGTGCCCGTCGTCGATCTCGCGGCCGTCGCCGGCGGTGCGGTAAACGTAGGCCGGGAGGGACGCCAGCGCGGAGGAAATGACGCCAACAGCGGAGGCGACCAGCGACAGGTTCTCCGCCATCCGGGCATTCACGGCGCGGCCCTGTCCAGCCAGGACGCCGCTCCACAAGCCATTGGCCGGGGCTACAGCGCGAGTTTCACCTCGGAAGGCCGCAATGGCCGCACGGAAGCGGTTCATCATGTCCGCGCCTCCAGAAACGCGCGCAATGCCATCCGCGATGGAGACACAAGCGAGCGCGCCGAAACGTCAGTTTGCGGATAGGCGGGAAAGCTCGACACGATCGAAACCTCGATCAGGTCGACGGCGCGCAGCTCGCGCTTGCGACCCTCCCAATGTTCGCCATCGCGGCGGACGCGGAAGCCAAAGGATGCGCCGCCGACATCGCCGCGCGTCACCATCTCCAGCAGGTCGTTTGCCAGGGTCGTGTTAGCGAGGTCGATTTCGAAGCTCAGGCCGCGCGAGTCCTCGGCAAGCCGCAGCGTGCCGCTTTTTGTGCGCGCCAGGACGCGGCCGGGATCGTGGTCCTGCAGCGCGAGGATGTCGCGGCCTTCCCCGAGCGTTCGGGTGAACGCGCCGGGTCGGACAGTCTCGGTGATTCCGCCAAGGTCGGCCGGCACATTGAACACCGCAGCGTGTCCGGCCAACCGGCGGCCGGCGGCGCGGATTTCCGCCGCCGCCCCCCGCCGCTCGATGGTGTGCACCGTCATCACGAGAGCGTGCCCGGATCGATATCGACCGCCGCCGCGAAGCTTTCAGCGTGACGGATGGCGACATCGCACGTGACCATGCCGCGGACCTGGACGTTGCCCTTGGTGTAGGCCGTGCTTTCGTAGGGATTGACCAGCAAGTCGAATTCGGACCAGTAGCCCAAGAGCACGTCCGAGAAGTCGCCGAAGATCAGCGCGCTCGCATCCGCGCTTTCGATGTCGTTCGGCACCAGCGTGGTCGAGACCAGCGGATATCCAGCCAGCTCGTTCCGGGCCTCCATAATCATTCGCGAGTCGGTCGTTGCGGCCCGCAGCGTCGAGCGGAGGACCTTAACGATCGACGGGCGGGTCAGGAACGCCATCCCCTCCGCATCGCCTTCCTCGACCTTCGCGATCAGCTCCAGAACGGCGTCCCAGGTCGGAGGCGACATGTCGGTCGAGATATCGACCCCGCTGGTCTCCAGGATGCCGTCAGGCTCATCGGCGCCGCCGCCCTGGATCGCGACCCTATCGACAGCGCGGGCCAAGACGGCCGCGAAGTCATCGCGCAGCAGCTGCTCGATGTCCGGGGAACTCTGCAGCAGCATGTTGCGCGAGAACTCGGTCAGGGCGCCGGCATGCTTCGGCGTGAGCTGCACCTTGCCGAGCTGGGGGTCGCTCGGGGTCAGGGCCGCATTCTCGCCGATCCACTGTCCCGTCGCGGATGCCTTCAGCTTCGGGATGTCCACGTTGCCGACCAGGCCGGACAGGACGCGGGCACCCAGGCGCCGCATGACCAGCTTCGATCGAAGAATGTCGATGTACTGGCCGCCCATGTGGTCGGTGCCGATCAGGTTGCCGCCGGGGCCGCCACCGGGCGCCGCAGTCGTGAGCACGCGCTGCTCGGCCGGCTTGTGGAAGACACTGAGAGGAACGGCCATGCCCTCGAAGGCGCGACCGCTGCGCCGCGCGATCTCTGCGGACAGCTCGCGCTCGCGGCCGGCATCGACGTTCAGGTTAGGGACCTGCGAGGCGATGGCGCGGACCAGGGAGAAGTTGCGCAGCTCGGCGTCGAGGTGGTGGTCGCCGGTGCCAGTGATGACGGTGCCGCCAGCCATGCGCCGCTCGGCTTCCTCGAGCTGCTCGACGCGCTTGATGCGAACCTCGAGTTGCTCGGCCTCGGTCATGATCGCCGCGGCGCGGGTCTCCTGCTCGGCCGACAGCGCGCCACCGTCGCCGGGACTGGCCTCGATCTCGCGCGCTTCGTTCAGCAACTTCTGGTGCCGGACTTTCAAGTCACTGGACCTGATCTTCATGGAATACTCTCCTTCAAAGGGCCGACCGACGCTTCCAGCGCTGGCATTGGCGGTTGAACAATGATGCGACCCTGCTGCTGCAGCAGCTTGCTCCCAGACGCGGGGCGGCACGGGTCGCGGTGCCGGGTTCAATGGCGGGGCTCCCTCTTGGCCTCGGTTTCAGCCTTCCAGGCAGCCCACAAGTCGCAAACCACGGGAATGGGAAGGCCCAGCGTATCGCTCATCTCCTGCAGCGACACCGCGCCGGTAGCCATCTTCTCGCCCAAGGCAAGGCGCCGCCGCTCGTAGTCCGGGCTGGCAATGTAGGATTCCCCTACCTCAGCGAGATAGGCGCGGATCGCATTCGTCATCAGCCTTCCTCCTTGAGGATATTCTGACAGGCGTCGTGGACGCTATGAGCGAGAGCATCGATTGGCAGGATGATCGCCGGGTGCTGAAGATCGGCCAGTTTTGCTAGAGCGGCGGCGCCACCACGAAAATACTCGACCTCCAACCGGTCGAATTTCGGCTGACGCGCCCAAGCCAACAGATGGCCTTGCTGATCCAAAGGCCGCAGCGGCTTCAAGAATACGGCCGTGAGGCCATTGAGCTTACCGACCTCGGTATCGAGATAATGGATTACGCCTTCACGGATGAAGGGAAGCGCGACCGCCAGGGAAACACCACACGTCCGCGTCACATGTCCGCCAGCACTCAAAGTGATGGCATCCAGCACGCTATACGTGCGGCGATTGGTACGCCCGACGTGACCGATCGGCAGTGGGGGAACCGGCCGCTTGTGCAAATTCTGGATGTCATCGGCGGAGAAGGGCGTCACTTTCACCATGTCGCCCGCCACAAGGCATCGGTTCTTGATGTCGAGTCTTGTCATATTTCCGGTCACCGAGCCTCCTGATGGTCATATGACCGTGAATCCTCCGTGCGGTCAAGGCGAGAGTTACGCGCTGAGCACGAACGCCTGAACATCGGGCGGGGCTTCGTGCCGCTGCGCCACGCCAAGGGCCATGGCGAGGGCGACCAAGCCGTCAATGCGCTGGTTTGGGCTGGCCGATTTATCGAGTTTTCGATTGCCGGCGGCGTCGGCCGTCGCCTTCGCGTTGCTGGCGCACATGGTCAGGACCGGGTGCCCGCCGTGGCGCAACTTCACCTCGAACACCAGGCGTTCCAGCACATCGATTGACGGGCTCATGTCGCGAAAGCCCTGCCCATGCGGCACGAGCTGCACGTCGCAACCGATGGCGTCGAGCTTCCGCCTCAGGTCCTCGATGCGCCAGCGATCGTAGGCCAAGGCCTCGATTCCATACTGGCCGTGTAACTCGGCAATTTTGAGAGCGACCGCCTCCGGGTCGATCGTCCTGCCGGGACAGGTCAGCAGAAAGCCGTCGTCCCGCCAGCGGGTGTAGGGCACGCGGTCCTGGTCCTCGCGATCGGCAAGATCATCCGCCGGAAGCCAGAAGAACGGCACGATATCGTAGGAGCCATCGTCATCCGCGAAAACGAGCGCCAACGCGGTCAGGTCGCGACTGGCCGACAGGTCGAGGCCCGCCCAGCACTTCCGGCCTTTCAGCCGGTCGAGGCCTACGGCGCCGGCGCAAGGCTTCCACACCGCTGCGGAGAGGAATTGAGCCGTCGTGTCTACTCGCTGATTCAGGATCAGGTTGCGAAAGGACGCCTCGCGGCTGGGCATCCGTTGGGCCTGCAGCGCCATGCGCTTCACGTCCTCCAGGCTGCGGAAGTCGCCTAGCGCCGGATTCGCGAGCCGCCAGGTCTTCGGGTCCCATGGGTCAAGCTCAGGTGCCGCCGTAAAGAGCGATAAATGGAAGCTCTTGTCCTTCACCTCGCCGCGCTGGACGCGGAGGCCGTAGTCGATCAGCTCCGACATGGGCGCGTCATCCCGAGCGGCCTGCGTCGATGTTGTCAGCAATAAAGGCTCGGCACGGGCACCCATTGCGGTATCCAGCACGTCGAACAGCTCACGGCTCGTCGCCTGCCCCAGCTCGTCATAGATGACGCAACTAGGGCTCAGGCCGTGTTTTGTGGCCACGTCAGCGGACAACGCCGCGTAGGTCGAGCCGGTGCCGCCCTCTCCGATGTCCTCCAACTCTTTCGAGTGCCGGCGGATGGACACGCGCTCCGACAACCATGCGGTCCTCTCGATGATGGCGACGATTTCAGCGAAGATGCGGCCAGCCTGGAAACGGTCATTCGCCGCGGAATAGACTTCCCCGCGTTCCTCGGCTTCCGGGCCGGCCAGGTGACACAAGGCGAGACGCGCGGCGATGTCGGTCTTTCCGTTCTTCCGTGCCATGCTCATGACAGCGGTGCGCACAGCGCGCCGGCCGCGAGCGTCGGTCCGATAGATCGCCTTGATCTCCCTCCATTGCCACGGCCGCAGCCTGAAGGCGGTGCCGGCGAGGCTGCCACTCGTCACGGGGAGCGATTCGACAAACGCCCGCACCTTCTCGGCCCGCGACAGGCTGGGCGCCTCCCATGGATGCGGTGCAGATGGCGTTTCTTCGGCCGCCTCGGCACGGCGCCGGATGGCCTTAGCGCCTGGTCCTCTTAAGCCCACCAGCCGCCCCCATTGGGAAACTTAGTGCGAATTCGACTCCCCCCGCGGTCTTTCCCCCCAGCCCTGAGCGATTTTTCGCCCGCCAGCGCTCCACGGTGCGTGTACTCGTTCATGGAACGTCCGTTCCTGGACAGATTGTCCTGTGCGTACCAAGGATCAGCAGGATCACGGGGCGAGCCGTCAGGCAGGCAGCCGATCGCCCGCAAGGGGGCATTGCCGGCCGCCGATCGCCTGTTGTGGCACGACTGGCACGCGCCCCGAAGGTTGCCCAACGTGTCCGCCCCGCCCCGGCTCCTCGGCACGACATGATCGACGTGAACGGCCGGCCGGCCGCATCCCCGCGAGGCACACACGGGGTCGCGCGCCAGGACGGCGGCACGCAGCCGCCGCCATTCCCCCGAGCGGTAGAAAGCCGCGCTCATGCCCGCCGCTCCCGCGCCAGCCGGCGCAGCTCGGCAACCACCTCGCTCTTCTCCAGGTGGAAGCGCTCGGGGTCCCGGTGGCTTGGGGTGAGCCGCGCCACCCTCGCGGCCAGCCGTGAAAGCTGGTCGCCGGTGCTTCTTACGGGGGCATCCTCTCTACCCCCGATAAGATCGATAAGAAGATAAGAAGCGGGGTCACGCATCCCGCACCTCCCCACCGTTCTTATCGGCCGTTCTTATCGGCCGCGCCGGGACGATAAGAAGCCGATGGCCTAAAAGGGCCGCATTCATTGGCTTTTCCCACCCTTTCTTATCCTCTTATCGTTCTTATCGGGGCTAGGGGGTGGCGAGGGGATAAGATCGCCTCGATCGGGGTGGATGTAGAGCCCACGCCCTGTTTTCAGCACTTCTCCGGCCTTTCCCATCTTGTAGAGGAGCTGATCGACGCTGTTTCGGGCCATGCCGGAGGCGATGGACAGCTCGCGCGGACTTATCGGTTCGGTGGCATCGATAAGAACCGATAAGATTTCGGCCCGCTCGTCGGTGCGGCGCACGTCGGCCGCTTTGCCCAGCGTGGACCACCGGCACGTCGGCTTGTCGAACATCACCGCCGTTTCGATTTCCTCAATGTCGCGGCCTCGGCCGTACAAGGTGCAGCCGTTCTGATCCCGGTCCAGGATGATGGTCGTATCGGCCGCGCCGGACAGGCCCAGCGTGCCGGATACCTTCTCGAACGGGTCGCCCGATTCGGATGCGGACTTGCGGGTGTGGTGCACCACCACGATCGCGACGCCCGTTTCCATGGCGAGCGACTGAAGGTCCTTCAAGGCGCCGTAGTCGGACTCGTAAAGCGTCTGGTCCCGACCGCGTGAGGTTGCTTTGAACATCGCCAGAACGTCCACGACGACCAGCCGGGCGGCCGGGTGATCGTCGATCCATGCCCGGATATCCTCGACGCCGCCCTCGCCCGCCCGTTTCCATTCGGTCGAGAAAAACAGGCGATCGGGGACCGGGATATCGCCGGCCAGGTTCTCGTACTCCCAAAGCTTATGCAGGCGGGATTGTAGCCGGCGCATGTTGTCCTCAAGCGCGAGGTAAAGCACGTCGCCCTGCTCACATTGGACGTTGCCCAGGCATACGCCGCCCGAGGCGACGGCCAGGGCGATGTCGAGCACCATCCACGACTTGCCGATCTTCGGCTTGCCGGCCAGTAAGGTCAGGCCCTCCGCGATGTAGCCGGGGACGACGTACTTGATCGGATCGAACTCCTGCTCCGACAGGTCACGCGCCGATGTGCAGCGCGGCGCCGCGCGACCGTTCTTGCGCTTGGGTGCTACCCGCAGGATGTCGATGCCGTCCACCTTGGGGAAGCCCTCCGGGTTGATGTCAAACATGGGCCACCGCCTTGTCGTTCAAGTCGGTGCCGACCTTGCGCGGCATGAGAATCACCGGCTCAATTCCCGCCGCGTCCAGGCGCCGGGCCAGCATGTCGGCCGCCCGCTGCCCCGTTCCGGAGGCGTCGTTGTCGGCCGCGATCCAAACGGACTCGATACCCGGCAGCGCGGGGAACTCGGCCAGATTGCCGGCCGTGAGGCAGGCCCAAACTGGCATGTTCTCGAAGCCGGGGAGGTTTCGGACGGACAGCGAGGTTTCGAGGCCCTCGCCGATGGCCAGGACCGCGCTCACGTCCGCATCATCGGTCAGCTTGACGGCGCCGCCCGCGATCGGCCCAAGCGCCTTGCGGTCGATCTTGTTCCCGTTCGGGTCGATCGCCGTCCTGTGAATGGCCTGCGGCTCGTTGGTGACGACGTTGCGGACCAGGGCGACCAGGCAGCCGTGCCGGACGCCCCTTCCGAACGGGCAGGACGGGTGCCAACGCAGCGCCTCGCCCTCGTAGGACACACGGCGCCGCTCTAGGTGCAGCTCGCCGGGCGTGCCCTGCAGTGGCTGCGTCTCACGCCACAGCTCGAGGGCGCGGCTGGTGGCGTCCGTATCGGGCGCCGCACCTACCGCCGCTGGCCGCTTCCATGCCTCCGGCAGATTGAGCCGGGCCGTGACGTGGTCACGGCAGGCCTGCCAGCCGTCGCCGGCGTGGCTATGGACGAGGAAGGCGCCGTCCGCGAGGAAGGACACCGACAGCGACCTGTCGCGGTCAGAGTGGCCAGGGCCAGGGCAGACGACGCCATTGCGGCCCGCTACTTCGCCCCCGAGGAGCTTGGCGATGTGTTGGAGGTTCATGCCGCCACCCCGCTAAGGCTTGCGGCGCGCGGGGTCGGTCGATAGGTTTCTCCACAGGAATCGCCGCCAAGCTTTCCTATTCCGTTGTCGCCCTGTCCGGTTGCCGCCGGCGGGGCGATCTCGTTTCTGGATCGCGAGTCGCCCGCCCCCAGGTTTGCCACTCGGGCAAAAAGCCCAAGAGAATCAATGAAAGGCCTACGGCCGGTTTGCCGGGCCAAGTCCCTGATTTGATTGTATAGCTGGCCTCCTGCCGGGCCTACCAACCACCCGCTGCCGCGAACACGGGCAGTGGGCGGTTAGCCCAGAACGCCCCATTCTCCGGCAATTCTTCGTCCTAGAGTGACACCAGAGACAGCCGCCTTAGGCGGTGTTTCGAGCGAGAGGGCCGTTTCTGGCGGAAAGTCTCCGAGGCCCTTTTCGCCAGTCACTACTATTCGATGGTGAACGTCGGAGCGATGATTAGTCGAGCGCCGCGACGCATTGATACTTCACCTTGGGTCACTTTAGGTGAGTGTCGACTTAGCGATTGGCTCAGAGCCGGTCGGCCTGCTCTGACCAAGAGGCCGGTACCCCCTCGCGCAAGCGGACCATGAGCGGGCCATGCAACTGGCGGCGACCGTCGAGCACTTCTCGAGTCAAGGCGGGCGCCAGGAAAGCGAGCGGAAGGATCGTCTGGACGTAGCCCGGGTTAACTCCGGCCTTCTTCGCTATGGCTCGATACGACATCGCCTCACCACGCTCAATCCAGCCGCGCCATTCGTGTGCCCGTCCGAGCGCCCGCATCAACACTGGATTGGGCCTACCTGAGCCGTCGTCGAGCACTCGGGCCCGGTTACGGTGAGCCAGCTTTACCAGCACGACGATGGTGCGGCGCTCCGGCGCCTCATCGCCGTTCGCAACAATGTCGCCGATAGCGGCGATCTCGACACGGTCGTTGCTGACAGTCACGCGCTCAAGGCGCCTCCTAAGAGCTTCCTCGGTGAAAGCCTCGCCCTTGCTGACCCCCAAGGTGTTGCCAACCAGCCGCTCGATCTCCTCTGCCGGCACCCGTGCGATCGAGCCAGCCCGCTCCTTCTCGTTCTGCAGCAGGGCCTGGCTCACATAATACGGATATCGTTGCCCCCGCTTGCCGACCGAATAGGTGGGGCTCATCGCATTGCCCCTGTCGTCAAACAGCCGGCCCGCCAGCGGCCTGCCGCCTGGGGTGATTGGCCAGCGCTCCCGGGCCGTACGCTTGGCAGCAAGTATTTCCTGCGCTTTATCCCAGACTTCTCGGTCAACGATCGCCTGCTGCCGCCCCTCGTAGATCTGACCTTTGTGGGCGACCTGTCCGACGTAAACCGGGTTGCGTAGCAGCCAGTAAAGGGCGCCCCTGCTGAAGTTGACGCCACCCCAGGTCCTGCCTGTTGACGACGTCCAACGCTTGCTCAGGATGCACCGCTGCCGAAGGTCGTGCTGCACTCCCGACAGCGTACCCGCTCGGACATAAGCTTCGAATATCTCCCGCACAGTTGTTGCCTCAGTCTCGTTCACGACCAGCTCTCGATTGCTGACATCGTAGCCCAAGGGAATTGAGCCTCCCATCCACATGCCTTTTCGCTTCGATGCCGCGATCTTGTCGCGGATCCGCTCGCCCGTGACCTCCCGTTCGAACTGCGCAAACGACAGGAGGACATTCAGAGTGAGACGCCCCATTGAGGTGGTCGTATTGAACTGCTGCGTGATCGATACGAAGCTGGCGCCCTGACCATCGAGCGTCTCGACGATCCGGGCGAAGTCAGCAAGCGATCGCGTCAGCCTATCCACCTTGTAGACCACGATCACATGGATTCGACCGGCGGCCACATCGGCAAGCAGCCTCTGCAGCGCAGGCCGTTCCATGGATCCACCGGACAGGCCACCATCGTCGTAAGCAGTCTTCACGAGCTTCCAACCCTCGTGCGCCTGGCTTTTGATGTACGCCTCGCAGGCCTCCCGCTGAGCATGCAAAGAGTTGAAGGCCTGTTCGAGCCCCTCCTCGGTCGACTTGCGCGTGTAGACAGCGCACCGCCGGATTGTAGTCATCAGCGATCACCTTGTTTCAAACCGAAGAACCGAGGCCCCGACCATCGCGTCCCACTGATCCGGGTGGCTATCTCCGACAGCGATCGATAGTTCTGGCCAGCCCATGCGAAGCCGTTCTCCAGCACCATCACCCGGTGGGTCTTGCCACCCCATTCCCGCGTCAACACCGTACCCGGCTTTAGCGCCGTGGTTGCAGTGGGTGCCGACCGAACACCGCCTTTCGACGGAGTGGTCAGTTGCTTCAACCTCCGACGAGTCGCGGCATCGAATCCGCCACGAACTTTCGCCTGAAGCTCCCACGCTAGCCAGAGTCTCGTCACCTCTGTACTCGCAAAATGCGGAGGTGAGCCAATCCGATCGCGCCAGAGATTGCGCAGCTCCTCAAGTCCGAGACCGTCCAGCTGGGCGATCTCGGCCGCGAGAATATCGTCATGCCGAGCAGACATGATTCGGCATCAAGCGATTCGATAGACCCGGCCACCATCTTCCATCGACTCATTGGTGATCGTGAGGCCCCGCTTCTTCTTCAGAGAGCCAGAGATTGCGCCACGCACGCTATGTGCCTGCCAATCCAGGGCCGCCGCAATCTGGGCGATGGTGGCACCCTCCTTGCGCCGCAACATTCCTTCCAGGCGGCCGAGCTTGCTCTTCGGCATATCCGCCAGTGTTGCGGTCGCCACACACTTTTTCGGCGCGGCGCTCCGCTTCACTTTCTGCTTCGTCATCGTAGGCTCCATACGTTGATCCGGCTCCTGCCGGCAACGCATGCACGCTTCCTGTGCCAATCTTCTCAAGTGAATTGGCGGATCATGGCATTGCGTAGATTGACCGCCGACGATACTTGCATGACCCAAGCGTAGGTTTGCCGCCGCTACTTCGAGTTCGCATCCTGCCCATAGCGATGTCATGACGCCAGTGCAGAGAGATGAATGCGAGAGCGAACATCCGGAAGATTACGACCGAGACGGTGAGACGCGTTGTCGATCTCATGCACGATTACCGGGGCCGTCGTCAGGTCTCCGGTCTACTAGGGTTTGAAAGTCGCACCTCATGTTGTAGTGGGTCAAACACCATCAGTTGCCCTGTTCGGCCCAATGCCGGTCAGGCCCGGCGCACTGGCCTGCTCCCCCGAAACGGTACCAGTCTGAGAGTTAGAGATCCGGCTATTTTGGGCTTTGAAAGGAGCACGGGATGGCACGGAAGGACTACACGCCAGAGCAGGCGATCGGGATGCTGCGGGAGGCCGAGGTACGGCTGAGCCAGGGCGAGAAGATCGGGAAGATCTGCCGAGCACTGGGGATCTCGGAGCAGAGCTACTACCGGTGGCGACGCCTATACGGCGGACTGAAGGTCGACCAGGCGCGACGCCTGAAGGATCTTGAGCGAGAGAACCAACGCCTGAAGAAGGCGATCTCGGACCTGACGCTGGACAAGCTGATCCTGAAGGAAGCGCTGGAGGGAAAATACTGAGCCCTTCCCGCAAGCGGGCGTGCGTCGAGCACGTGCGCTCGCGACTGCCGGTGTCTGAACGCCGTGCCTGTGCGGTTATCGGACAGGCTCGGGCGACGCAGCGTCGTCGCCCGGGCGCTCGCGATAACGAGGCGGCGCTGACGGCGGCGATCGAGCGGCTGGCCACGCGGTACGGCCGCTATGGCTATCGGCGGATCCGCCGGATGCTGGTCGACGAAGGCTGGCGGGTGAACCTCAAGCGGGTCTACCGGCTCTGGCGGCGGGAGGGGCTGAAGGTGCCGAGCAAACAACCCAAACGGGGCCGTCTGTGGCTCAACGACGGCTCCTGCGTGCGCTTGCGGCCTGAGCGACCGAACCATGTCTGGTCGTATTGTGTTTCAGCACCCAACTGGGACCCCGGCCGGAAGCGCCGCTAAGTCATTGATCGATGGGATAAACTTCAATTTGGCAAGGGGTTCCTATCGGCGCCGATCGGGACCCCACTCCGCAGTCAAATTACCAAAATCAATCAAAGACCTATGACGATATCGGCTGGGGTCCCAGTTCGGCGCTGATTCACACGTACGGCTTCGAGAACGTCTGACGCCGCAGATGCGCCCCCGCCCTACCCAATCGCCCCATCGCTTGGTCAAGGCTGCAGACGACTCGTCCCTGGCCATGTAATCTCGCCCCTAGAGCGCTAGGGCTCTAAGGGAAGCGAGCCAAAGGCCAGCGTCATGCACATCTCCCGTGTCCAACTGGTCAACTTCCGGAACTTCGAGCGGGCGGACGCCGTCTTCAACAAGGGCGTCAACACGATCATCGGGGAAAACGGTTCCCTTCATGTTGCAATCGTCGAGCGAGCGGTGAGCGCACATCCGATCGACCTACAGCAGTCAACAGCTCATCGATCGTTCACTTACCTGGTGACGCGGCACCTAATGAAAGTGTCGCCATCTAGAGCCGCAGCTGAGTTCTGGCGGGACTTACCTAACGCAAATGGGCGAGCGCCCTTCGAACGTTCTTCCTTGCTTGATTCTCACAAGTAACGATCGCGGGACGGCAGTATGGCGCAAAGCGTAGCTCTGAGTGATCTGGTCGCACCCTACCTTCTGGAGGGCCAAGATCTCAACGCGGTGCATGCAGCGCTCTCTGTCCTCCACGTCGTTTCGCACGAAGAAGTCTCGGACCCGCTTGGCATATTCATTCGCGGCCGCGCGGAATTTCAGGGACGCCTCAGCATACCAGGCGCCAATGGCGAGCTCTTCACCTTCGTCAATGACGAGACCGAACCGCCCTTCGATCCCAATACCGCGCGTCCGGTGTTCGATCTCGAGGAAACCAGCATCGAGTTCGAACTGTTCGCGCCGCGCGCCGGATCAGCAACGATCGTCGCGGGTGTCGCAACACTCAACAACGACAACACCTTCGCCAATGCCCGCGCCGTGCTGGGCGACTGGGGACCGGCCCCGCCGAACGCCCTGCCCAGCAACTATCCTGGCGACACGTTTACTCTCGATCTGATCGTCAACGGACCGCGCTACCGGCCGAGCTTCCTGCGCCCGGCGCGGATGACCAATGACGGGCTGCTGCAGCCGGACCCGACGTTCCGCGAAGTGGCGTTCACGCTGCCGCGCCTGCGTTTCCGGCTA